CCGGTGAGAACATGTCCATCGAGCAGCTGGCCATCGACTGCAAGCCGTTCCTGTACGGCACCAGCGTCCGCAGCTACTTGTCCAAGCTGGAAGAGGCCGGCCACCTGGACTATGTGACCATCGAGCCGGAAGCGAAGCCCGCTGAAACCAAGGCGGCGGACACGCAAACCGCGTAAGCTATACGCCTTTGCAGTTGCCCGCTTCTCCTCCCCTCCCTCCCACGGGCAACTTTCACACACCCGCCTAGTGCGGGTGTTTTTTCGTCCACTCATCAACGGTACACTACATGACCATCATCATCGGCGCTGGCCTCTCCGGTTTGATCACTGCATGTCTTATCCCCACCGCGACGATACGCGAGGCCGCGCCTGAAGGACCGGGACACCACAAGGCCCTCTTGAGGTTCCGCTCAGACGCCGTAGCCCATGCGACCGGGATTCCATTCAAAGAGGTGACCGTACACAAGGCCATTCAATACGAGGGCCACACCTACTCCAGCTGTACGCCGCGCCTTGCGAACCTCTACAGCGCGAAGGTCACAGGTGTCCTAGCAGGCGACCGCTCCATCTGGGACCTAGCCACCACCAAGCGCTTCATCGCGCCTGAAGACTTCCACGCCCAGTTGGTGACCAGACACCGCTCTCGTATCGAGTTCAGCGCGCCCATCGAGGTCATGCGGCAGGGCCAAGACGAGGTGTTCATCAACACCGCGCCTCTCCCCATCATCCTACGCGCGTGCGGCCTCCAGACACCAGCGCTGGACTTCGATAGCTCACCCATCGAGGTCTACCGCTACCGCCTCCCGAAGGGCACGGACATTTACCAGACACTCTACTTCCCGCAATCGAACATCCTGACGTTCCGCGCCTCCATCACAGGCGACCTACTGATTGTGGAGCGGATGAAGGGGCCGATGCTGAACAAGGTGGACTCTATCGCCACGACAGACATCAGCTACGTCTGCAGCGCATTCGGCATCAGCCCCAACGAGATAGTGCCCATCGAGCGTGTCGATCAGAAGTACGGCAAAATCGTAGACATCCCACGGGCCGACCGTGAAGCCATCCTCCACACGCTCTCAGCCGAGTTCAACATCTTCTCCATCGGCAGATTTGCTTGCTGGAGGAACATCCTGCTGGATGACGTAGTGAAGGACATCGGCACCGTGAAGCGTCTAATGTCCGCCTCCGCATACAACCGGAGCTTGGTGTTGGCGCGGCGGTGAGGTAGGATAGGCGACTAAGAAAGGACCATAGAATGACCGCTGCGGACATAAAGACCGCCCTTGAGAAGCTGAAGGCACTCGTGGGCACAGAATACCTCTCCGACGAAGAGACACAGTTCATCGTTGAGCTTGGTCCCGTTCTCATCCAGTCGGAGGTGGACCGCGTGCAGGCGATCTACAACCGCCTCTACAGCCTGAAGGTCTAGAACGTGTTCAGAGCCATTCAAACCCTCTGGCGGGACTACTGGTGGGCGCGCCAGCGTTCGATTGACCTGCAATGTCTCTGGCCCGCCTGCAAGGACATGGCTGGAGGCGACCTCCACCGCGCCCATGAGGCTTTCTTCCTGCACGCCTTCAACGACCGGGCGTGGGTTATGACCTACAAGGAGAATCTATGGACGGAAGTGATCAAGCTCCGGTGATCGACCGGTGGCGTGCGCTCTACAAGAAGATGCGCGATGTGGCCGCAGGCTATTCCAACCTTGCGGATGAGACCGGCACCACACGGCGGCTGGACAAGGAGTTCAACGAGGCGCAAGCCGAGTTCCATCGCCTCAACCTGATCGACGGGAAGCCCAATGAACGCTGACGAACTACTGCCGCCCGGTGTGCAGGTTGGCCTGCTCAAGCGGGCGCAGATCGAAACGGTGATTGACTGCTTGGAGTTGCTAATCAAACTCCGTGATGGCGCGGCCAGAGACGAGAAGCAGATCAACGACATGATCAACCGGATGACCAACATGGCGAAGTCGCTATGAGTCGGCATACGTGCCACTGGCCATCCTGCAACGCGGTCGTCCCACCGTCGATGTGGGGTTGCCGTAACCACTGGTTTATGCTGCCCAAGGCGCTTCGCGATGAGGTGTGGGCAGCGTACCGTCCCGGACAAGAACTGACCAAGGCGCCATCTGCGAAGTACATCGAGGTGGCGCGCAAGGTTCAACAATGGATAAAGGAGAATCACGGTGAAGGTTAAACTCATCAGCGCGACACCGAACGCGCTTGAGCTACTCGTCGGCACCAAGACGACAAGGCTTCGGGGTAAGAACCCCGAAGACATGTCCAAGGATGAACTGTATGAGGCTTTCCAGTACATGCTGGATACCATCCGCAGCCCATTCGACTTCGTTGACTACATCTTCGACATCGAGGGCGTGAGCAAAAACTTCACCCACCAACTCGTGCGGACGCGGCAGGGCGCGTACCAACAGGAGAGCAGCCGCGCGGTGGAGGTCAACGAGATTGTGCGGCCCAAGAAGTTCGATCACGATGTGAGCCCTCATCTGTTCGAGCAGTGGGAGGACGCGGTGGCCGGTGCGGAAGCCTATTACAAAGCATTCCTGGTCATGGGCGCTGACCTCCAAGATGCACGCGGCATCCTTCCATCGAACATGGCCACTCACATCAAGGCCAAGTTCAACCTCCGCACTCTCAGCGACATGGCCAAGGTCCGTCTCTGCGTCCGCACGCAAGGCGAGTACCAAGACGTATTCAGGCTGATGCGCGAAGAGGTGTTGGCCATCCATCCGTGGGCCGAACCCCTCATCCAAGTGTCCTGTGTCGCTACGGGCCAATGCGCATTCCCGCGCTACGGTCGCGAACGCTGCAAGTTCTATCGCCCATGGATGGACCTGCGTGCCGAGCAAGAGGAACTGCGCAAAGTGTTCTGGGCGACCCCGATGCAAACCAACAACCCGGTCGCAGTGGACGGCAAGTCCTCCGGCTAGAATCCCAACCCCAACCAAGGAGTTTCTGTGAGCGAACCGATCAAAAGCGTGGTGATGTTTGACCTTGACGGCTGTGTGTCCGACGACACGTGGCGCCAGCACCTGCTGCCGCCTCCGGGCACCAAAGGCAACGAGCCGTACAAGGCATACCACGAGGAATGCAACAAGGACCCATTGCTGCCCAGCGGCTCGGCCATCCTCCGTGACCACATCAAGCAGGGTCACATCATCCTCTTCTGCACCGCCCGCCCCATCACCGTTGGCGAGCGTACCGCAGAATGGGTCGCAGCAAACTTCGGCCTCACGCCGCAAGACTTCTCCATCCTCATGCGACAGGCCGGTGATGAGCGCGGCTCTGTGGAACTCAAGGCGGAGTTCGCAGACTTCATCATCAAGAACAGCAAGCAGAATGGCTCGCCCATTGTTGCGGCCTACGACGACCGCGAGGACATCGTGGAGATGTACCGCTCCAAGGGCCTCAACGCCGCAGTGCTGGACCGCAACGGCATCCGCCCGCAACAACAGCAGGCCTCTGCACCTGAACCTCTCCCATCGACCGAGGGCAGCAAGGCCGCGATGATCCTTGCAGAGAGCGCCAGCACGTTCGAATCGCGCAACGCTGTCTACAAGGACAACGCGGTCAACGTGGGCGCGGTGATGCGCGGTTTCTTCCCCAACGGCATCCAGCTGACGACCGCTGAAGATCACCGCATCTATCACCTCTTTGAACTGCTGGTGGTCAAGCTCACGCGCTTCGCCAACAGCGGCCTCACCCACCAAGACTCCATCCATGACGCCATCATTTACGGCGCGATGGTGGAAGACCTGGTGTCGCCTGCTCGCCACTCCATCAAGGTGCTCTGATGAAGAGAGTCATCGTCACCGGCTCCGAGAGCGGACTGGGCGCGGCACTTGTGACCGCGTTGGAGGCTGCGGGCCATACGGTCTACGGCTACGATCACAACAACGGCGACAACGTCAAGAACCCGGCTCCATGGCTGGCCGACTTGCCCGTGGTCGATGTCCTGATCAACTGCGCGGGCATCAACGCCAACTGCTGGTTCGAAGAGGTCCGTGAAGATGACTTCTTCAACATGATGGACGTCAACGCCTTCTCAATGGTCCGCATGGTACAGGCCGTGCTACCTCAGCTGAAGGAGTCGCGCGGCACGGTCATCAACATCGTCAGCAACGCGGCTCACATCCCGATGACCAGCAGTCTCGCGTACAACGCGAGCAAGGCCGCAGCGTTGATGATCACGCGCCAGATGGCACATGAGCTCACGCCGAAGTACGGCATCACCGTCTTCAGCGTCAGCCCCAACAAGCTCCAAGGCACCGGTATGTCGCGACAGATCGAAGCCAGTGTGTGCCGCGTGCGCGGATGGACACCGGAGTTCGCAGCCGACTATCAGCGCAAGGCGCTTATGCACGGCCTGGAGACGCCACCGGAGACGGTCGCGCACCTCATCACCAACCTCATCACGACCGGCGACGATTTGTACATGTCCGGCGTGGACATCCCTGTAGGAAAGTAAATGCCCAAATTCATCATCGAGCAACTTGCGCTCTATCCCACCAGCGGCCCCATCGCCAAGCTCTTTCTCGCAGAGCTAGGGCTCAACGAGTGGATCGAAGATCACGTGACCGCTGAAGGCCGCGTCCACGCCTTCGACACGGAGAACCAAGCAGACCTCAGCTTCAACTACCAAGCCGCGAGCGGCAGTCTGGAGTTGGAGGTGCTGTCCTATACGCAAGGCTGGAACTGGATGGCCTCCGCCGTCGCAGAGAACAAGGCCAGTGCGTTCGGCTCCGTCTCGCATCTGGGCATGCACGTGACCGAGGAACAGCTGGCGGAGTTCGCAGCGGTCATGGACAAGTACGGCATCCACATCGCCCAAGAGGTCAAGACCACCAGCCATACGAATCCGCACATCAAGGATTCGCGCCGCTACAAATACGTCATTTACGACACTCGCGGCATCATCGGAGTGGACCTTAAGTTTATCATTCGTCTCCCCTATACTCCGTAGATGATTTCATATCCATTCGACGAAGTTCTCAAGCAGGCCAACGACGCCATCGAAAGAGGCGGCGTGGCCTATCAGCAGTTCACCTGCGCGGGCTGCGATAACAAGCTCACCATGGACGTACCAGATACGTTCTACACCAAGGGCCAGTGCGATAAGTGCGGCCACATCACCGATCTGAAGGAGCAAGGGTGCAATCTGATGATCGTATTCGGGACCGTCCCGCCGAAGGCCGGATGACCAAGCTGGAATGGATCGCGTTGACCTTCATGGTTTGCGCGATCCTCACGCTAGTGGGGGTGTACTTATGGACGAGATGACCATGGATTCGTTCGTCTACATCATTCTGCTCGCTCTGGCGCTGCTCAACATCTTCCTGTTCGAGATGATCATGGGCCTCAAGGCTCGCGCCTCCGTCCTTGAGCGGCAGATGCGCGAGCTACATCGCATCGTCCTCTCCACACTACCAAACGAGGAATGACCATGCGCAACGAGCCTGCTTATCAGGTCTGGGCCGACATGATGTCTCGTTGCAGGCCGCGAAACTGGCGTGGGAAACTTGAGGCTTACATAGGTTGCACGGTTGATGATAGCTTCAAAGCATCTGCCGATTTCCTTGAGTGGCTTACGCCTAGATGGAGGCCTGGGATGTCGTTGGACAAGGACATCAAGGTCAGAGGCAATAAGGTCTATGGTCGAGACACGTGTCTTGTTGTGAGTATGAGAATCAACAAGGCATTCGTCATCAGACCGAAAGATGCCGATTTGCCGATTGGCGTAAAGGACAGACCTCACGGCAAATTCGCTGCAACCCTCTTCTACCTGGACGGCCAGCGATACTCGATGAACTTTGACGATCCTATGCAAGCCCACAGAGCGTGGCAACTTTCTAAGGCAAGGCTCCTGATGAGCTTGGCGGAAGACGAGAGCGATGAGGCCAGACCGTTCATAGAGGCTCGCGCGAATCTTCTGATTGCAAACGCCGACAACGGCATCGAGACGAAAGGCTTCATATGATGTTCGGTGTTTTTGACTTCGAGACTACCGGGTTGCCTTTACACAGAGACGCTGATCTAAGACAACAACCAAGAATAATTGAGTTTGGCGGCATCATAACAGACGGCAACGACATCCTCCAGACTGAAGAGTTCATCTGCAACCCGGAGATTACGATTGAGCCGATCATCACCGAGATTACCGGACTGACCAACGACGACTTGTGCTGGCGCGAGCCGTTCCGCAATCACCTCGATACGGTGCGCTACTACTTCGGCCAGTGCGATGTCGTCATCACCCACAACCTATCGTTCGACAAGTCCATGCTTGTCTACGATCTGCGGCGAATCGGCCTGAGCCTCAAGGACATCGGGTGGGTCGATAAAATCGAGGTCTGCACGGTTGAGCAGACATTCCAGATGTACGGACGCCGCATGCACCTCAAGGAGTTGTATGCGCTGTTGGTAGAGCCATACGTTCAAAAGCACAGAGCGCTCGATGACGTTAAGCTCCTTCACGCGGTCTGCCAGCGCATCGGCTTGTATGAGGCTTTCTCACATGCGCCCTGACTCTATATTCGGCACCGTTACACAGGCGCGCTCCATGTACGGCAACAGATACGCCGACATTGCAGAGGCCAAGGCAGAGCGACGAGCGCTTGAGATTCAACACCACCCATATACACCATCATGACCATTCCACAGCTTCGCGTAAGGACTGGATATTCATTTCGAAACGCATATGGTCGTTGTCCAGAGGTCATCGAACAACTGAAGGAGATTGGGTGCCAAGCGGCAGCGATAGTTGACCATGGAACGTGGGGTCATTGCAAGTTTGAGCAGGCGCTGCTCAAAGCCGATCTGGAGCCGATGTTTGGTATGGAGACGCCCGTGCTTGGTGGCGACTTCAAGCCTGCCGCGTGGGTGCTCGCTGAGGATACCAAGCGCTTCTACAACCTGACCTCCAAGTGCGTCCGACAAGGAGGCCTGACGGCTGATGATCTCATCTACGCTGACGGCGTGATCCGCTTCACAGGCGGGTGCCACGAACTACCCGAAGCGGCATATGACTACATCGACGTCAACCCATCATCAATCGTTCACGCCCATCACGCGATGGAGTTAGCGCGGCGAACAGGCAAGCCCACCGTTCTAACGTCATACAACGACATGCCGAACGAGAAGCACGCCTCATTCGCCTACTCATGGGAGGTCCGCGAGTCCGTAGGCATGCGGTGGATCGCTGACGAGACGGACATGTACAGTGTCCTCCGGCGAACAATGTCCTCAGCCGAGTTCGACGCGGCCCTGGCCAATACCTGGACCGTAGCCGAGAGGCTGCGAGGACACCGCCTAGCCAAGGCGCCAATGATCCGCTACGAAGGCGACCTGCACGCGCTCGCGCGAGAGGGCCAACGGTCGCGCCTAGCACGCGGCCACATCGCTGAGTGGACACAGGAGTATGAGGACCGCTTCAACCTTGAGCTAGAGCAGATCAGGCTCAAGGCGTTTGACTCCTACTTCTTGGTGGTCAGCGATCTTGTCCAGTACGCGAAGCAGCACATGCTCGTCGGACCCGCTCGCGGCTCATCAGCAGGCTCGCTGATCTGTTACCTCATCGGCATCACCGAGGTGGACCCGCTACCGCACCACCTGCTCTTCCATCGCTTCATCGACATCAGCCGCGCCGACCTACCGGACATCGACATCGACTTCAGCGATACCAAGCGCTACATGGTCTTTGACTACCTCAAGAGCAAGTATGGTGATGAGAATGTCTGCAAGCTCGGCAACATCAACACGCTCAAGGCCGCGTCCGTTCTAGCGCAGGTGGGCAAGAAGTTCGGCATCGGCATCTTCGAGACAAGCCAGATTCGCAACTCGCTCATCGAATACACGAGCGCTGACGAACGTTACGGCAAGGGCCTCAGCGATACGATGGAGAACACCGAGCCAGGCAAGGAGTTCAGCCGCAAGTACCCGGAAGCTGCGGAGTGCATGGGCGACATCGAGATTCATCCAAGCCACAGCGGCGTGCACGCGGCAGGCATCCTGGTCTGCAATGATGAGATCACCGACTATTGCACGATCAACGAAGAGGGCATTGCGCAGATCGACAAGCCTGATAGCGAGTACCTCAACCTGCTCAAGATAGACGCACTGGGCCTCCGCACCCTTGGCGTCATCGAGGATTGCGGAGTCATCACTGCTGAGGAACTGTACAGCCTCAAGCTCGATGACCAGAGCGTTCTGGACATCCTCAACGAGGACAAGGTCAGCGGCATCTTCCAATTCGAAGGTGATGCGGTGCGGTCCGTGACGCGCTCCGTCCACGTGGACGACTTCAGCAAGATCGACCATTTGACGGCTCTGGCGCGGCCCGGTCCTCTCGGCTCAGGTATGGCACAGAGGTACATCGCACGCGCCAGCGGCAAGGAGGCGGTCACATACGAGATACCGCAGCTGGAGAAGTACCTCAACGCTACCTTCGGCGTGATTCTCTACCAAGAGCAGATCATGTCGATGGTCAAGGAGCTAGGCTCATTCGACTGGCAGAAGACATCCACCGTTCGCAAGGCCATGTCTGGCCGCAAGGGTCAGGAATACTTCAACAAGCTAGGCCAAGACTTCGTGGCCGGTGCTATCGCCAACGGCATCACCGAGAAGGATGCGAAGCTCATCTGGGATGAGATGGCCACCTTCGGCGCGTGGGGCTTCAACAAGTCGCACTCCGTCAGCTACGCCATCGTGACGTACTGGACCTGCTACCTCAAACGCTACTTCCCGCTGGAGTACGCCGCAGCCTCTCTGCGTGCCGCGAAGGATGATGCGCAAACCATCGCCATCCTCCGTGAGATCAATCGAGAGGGCGTGGAGTATACGCCCATTGACCCGGACTACAGCGACCTCAACTGGCGCGTGGCTGATGGCCGTCTCATCGGCGGCATCCTCAACGCGAAAGGCTATGGGCCGGTGAAGGCTCTCAAGTACGTCCAAGCGCGCGAAGCAGGCAAGCTCACCGAGAAGGAACGCGAGCGGCTGATGAATGCGGAGGTGGCGTTCAAAGACCTTCGCGAGGCCCACACGCTATGGGGCCACTACTATGAGAACCCTGCGCTGGCCGGTGTAACATCCGGCAGGCCGATCAAGAACATGACCGAGTGCGAGGACGGCGTGACCTCTCTCGTCATCGCAAAGCTCGTGTCCAAGACCATCTCAGACGCCAACGAAGCAATCCGCGTCAAGAAGCGCGGCGGCAAGGTCTACAAGGGCCAGACGATCTTCTTGGACCTCTTCATGGTCGATGACTCGTCAGACTCCGCGCTGCGGTTCCGTATCGGGCGTGACATGTACCTCTCGCACGGCAAGCCAATCGCAGAAGGCGCACCCAAGGGCAGTTGGTGGCTTGTGAAGGTCAAGCGACTCAGCGAATATCAAATGTTCACCGTCATCGGCATCAAGCAACTATCATGAAGAACAACACCATCCTTCAAATCCTTGACGAACGTCTCATGCAGGACACCCAGTGGGGTGGGCCGGAGCACGACGACCAGCACACCTACTTCGACTGGCGGACCTTCATCTACAAGCAGCTGACCAACGGCTCGATGACCATGAACGAAGCAGAGCAGCGGCGTTGCCTGATCAAGGTTGCCGCGCTGGCAGTGGCGGCAGTCGAGTCGATGGACCGCAAGAGTGGCCCGCCTACCTGAGCAACGCAGTTGGGATACATTCTCACGGTTAACGTCCGTGAGCGATTTGCTCACGCACCGCGTAGAGAACATGTGCGGCGATGGAATGTCCGATGTTGTCGGGATCACCAAACGTGGAGTAGTATTCTGGGTGGAGAACAAGGCACTGGCGAAGTGGCCAGAGCGGCACACAACGTACCCTCTGAAGGATGCGTTTGAGCCTGGACAGATACCGTTCATGCGACAGTGGAAGTGGTGGAAGGGCCACGCCTTCGTTCTGCTCCGAGTGGACAAGGACTATTACCTGCTGGACCCGGTAATGGACCTCAAGGAGATGACCGCGCTGGAACTCATTCACGCGGCTATCAAGGTCGGCAAGATCGCGATTGTTGAGCATTTAGAAAGACTAGAGAACCACCGTGAAAACTAAAGGCATGGAACATCAGTTGGAGTACCTTGAGCGCTCCAACCGCAAGCGCAACTTTGCTTTGTTCGCAGAGATGGGCACGGGCAAGACATGGATGACGCTTGCCGACGCCGAGCGTATGTTCATCGGCAACATGATCGACGCCATCCTGGTGTTCGCTCCGAAGGGGCCGCACAGCAACTGGGTGCTCCGAGAGATTCCGAAGCACATGGACATCCCCACCGTCTCATACGTCTGGGACGGCCAGATCACCACCAAGCGCCAGAAGGCGGCATTCGCCAAGCTCTACCAGCCCGCGCACTACTTCGACCAACCTACGCTGCGCGTGTTCTCCGTCAACTTCGATATGATGCTGACCGAGAAAGGCCGCGCCATCGTTGATGAATACATCCGTTCGTTCCGCGTGCTGGCCATCGCTGACGAGTCCAAGAAGATCGCAAACCCACAGGCCAAGCGGACCATCTACGTCAACAAGGCCAGCAAGAATGCTGAGGCCCGTCGCATCCTCAGCGGCAAGCCTCTGACCAAAGCGCCCATGGACCTCTTCAGCCAGTTCGAGTTCCTGAAGAGCGGTCTGCTGGGCACCACTAGCTATCGAGCCTTTGTGGCCGAGTTCGCCGTGCTCCTTGATCCGCGCTCGCCAAAGATGCAAGGGCTCATCCGCAAGATGGGACCCAAGACGGCATTTGCTCAAATCGTGGAGACGGACGAAGCGGGCAACAAGATGTACCGCAACCTGGACAAGCTCTATGGGCTTCTCCAGCCGCACGTGTTCCGAGTGCGCAAGGCTGACGTGCTCAAGAACCTCCCTCCCAAGGTGTATGAGCCGCGCATCTTCCAACTCAACGAGACGCAACGCAAGGTCTACGATGAGTTGCAGAAAGAGTACAGCTACGAATCGTCAGCGCACGGTCCGCAGTCGTTCGCCGCCATCGCTGCGCGGCAGAAGATGAAACAGGTGACCTCCGGGTTCATCTACGTCCGTGGCGAGTTGGAACTGCTGGATGCGGACAGCAACCCGCGCATGGAGACGTTCCTTGACGTTGTCGATGACTTCGACGATGGCCACCAGTTCATCGTGTGGGCGATCTATCGCGAAGAGATTGAGCAGATCGTCAAGCAACTCAACGCCGCAGGCAT